TCGGTCGTCTCCTCCGAAGTGAACACCGAGATAGCCGGGAGCTCCGTCGTGCGGTAGCTGAGCGAGCGGGTCTCGGACACGCGGCTGCCCGCGTCGGTGCGCCCCACGAGCGCGGCCTTGATGGCCTCGCGAACCAGTCGGCGCGGGTGGGTCACGTCAGGCCACCTCGTGCAGCCGGAGCAGTACCCCACCCTGACCGTCCTTCTCCACCTCGGCCGCCTTGTACGCCACGCCGTTGACCGTCAGCACCGCGCCCGCGTCCTCTTCGGGGTCGCGGGGGAAGTCAGAGAGGCGAGCGAAGAACGTTGGCCCGGAGGTGGTGACCCCCGGTCGCCCTGCCTCCGCCCGCAGGTAGCTGTCGTCGAAGATGCCGTCGACGGGCGCCGCCTCGCCGCCGCCTGGCGTGTACGTGTACACGTCGCCCGGGTCGCGGAGCACGGCAATCGCGGCGCGGTCCGCCGCCTCGATGGCGGAGTTCCAGCCCATCACGTCGCGATGATGCCGGCGGCGCGCAGCGCGGCCAAGGCGGCGTTGAGCTTGGTCGAGAGTTCCTTGACCGCGTCGGTGAGGGCGATGTCCGCCGTGCGCTGAGCGGCCAGCGTCGTGGTGACCTCCTTCATGTTGTTTTGAGTCGTGGTCATCCACGTGGCCGTGTTGTCGGCGAAGGTCTTGAACTCCTGAAAGTTGTTCATGATGGCGCCGCTCACGTCGCCGCCGTTGGTGGCGCCCACGGTCTCAAGCGCCCCGTTGGCGGTGCCGCCAAGCGTGCCGGTGGTGGGGGCGGTGACCGCCGCCATCGAGGCGACCGTCGCGTCCGCCGTTCCGCCGCCGTTGTCGGTGAGGGCGGTGGGCTGCGTAACGGCGCCAATGGTGCCGTCCGCCGTCGCGCCGCCGCTGTTGTCGGTCAGGTCTGCGATGGCGGCCTGCTGGCCCTCGGCAAACTCGGCCGGCGCCCCGCCGCCGCCCAGCCGCACGCGCCCGGTGCTGCTCGGGTCGGCGGCGTCCTCCGTCGCCACGCCCACCAACGGTCCGTCCGCCGACAGGTTCGACACCAGCTTGGTCGAGGCGTTCCAGTACACCTTGTCGCCCTGCGTCCACGCCTGGGCGCTCGTCTTCGCGAGGTCGAAGACCCCGGTGACCTGGAACTCGCCCTCGTCGCCGCTGGTGACGTCGCTCGCGGCGACGCCGAAGATAGAGCCGACCATCGCGGCTTGCCCCGAGGTCCGGGTGTAGGGCGCCGTGAGGGTGAGGACGTCGCCGTTCTGCACGAAGTTCCGCATTGCTACCTCCTGCTGGGCGCGCTGAGGCGCCCGGGGGTTGAGGGTGACGGGCGTCTTACGTCCCGGCGTTGGTGACCGCGCCGCGGTAGTCCACGGCGTCGACGCCGACGTCGAGCCGCACCTTCCACTCGGTGCCGTCGATGTCCCAGCCCTCCATGCTGTCGAGGAAGGGCTCCTGCGCGCCGTCGAGGAAGTCCACCTCGATGACGGGCGCCACGCTAGGATCGGCGAACAGGTAGCGCCGCGTGCCGGTGAGACGCGCGGTGTCGATCACGTCGCGGAACAGCCCTCGAACGGAGTTGGTCTTGTACTGGGCCTTGTTGGCGACCGTGTCCGGGTCGTACTGGTTCTCGTTGATGCCGCGGGCGGTGCTGCCCAGGCTCAGCGGGATCAGGAGAAAGGCCGGCCGCAGATCGAGCAGCTCGTTCCCGGAGGGATCCGTCTGCCCGCCGATCGCCACGCGATCCGCGTCGATCGCAGCGGCGGAGAGCGCGGCGCCGGTGCTGATGTTGCCGTGGTCGGCGTGGAAGAGCGTCTTGCCGTCGCTCATCGTCGGACCCAGTCCGGCGTTTTCGGCCAGCAGCTGGTAGACCAGCACCTCGATGGTGAGCGCGGCGCGTCGGCCCTGGGCGGCGGCGAGGTTGTTGAACACGCCCATGTCGTCGTTGATGATCGCCTGGCGGGTGAGTGCGATGATGTTCCCGCGCGTCTCGGCCTGGACCGTCTGCTTCTCGCCGTCGGGGATCTGGCTCCGCTTGAACTCGCCGTGCTCGTTCACCACGTCGAGGATGCCCATCGACCCCGTCCGGTAGCGGTAGTGCGGGCGGAAGTCGGAGACCGAGCCGACCGCGCAGAACCGGCGCCAGGTGTCCGGCGTCACGGCGTAGGCAGCGAGCAACGTCTTGTGCAACGCCGTCTCGAGGAGGATGGCGAAGTCCGACGTCGTCTGCATCCCGCCCGCTCGGACGTGCGTGAACGCCTTGCCGACGAGCTCCATCGGGGTGAGCCCGCGGACCTTCACGCCCGCGCGCTCCAAGCACATCCGGGCGAGGTCGAGCAGCCGCATCCCGCGGAACTCGCCAGGGTCGAGGTCCATCCCTCGGAAAGCGACGTGGTCGGGCCGCGCCTTGATCGCCCCACGCACCGCCTCGGCCATCCCGGCCTTCTGGATGATCCAGGCGCTCGCGCCGCGGGTGAACTTGTCCGACGCGTCCTCGGTCACCCGCACATACTGCTCGGTCGGCGTCGCCTCATCGCGCTTGGCCAGCTCGTCGAGCACCTGCGCGCGCGCCGCGTCGACGGTGGTCTTCCCGTCGATCATCCGCTGCGCGAAGTCCTCGTCGAGCTTCGCGGTGCGGACCATCTTGCGGATCGCCGCGATGCGCTCGCGCTCGTCGTCCGCGGCCTTCCGCAACGCCGACTCATCCGCCGCGGCGCGCGCGGGCTCGGCAGGGGGCGGTACGGACGGCGCCGCCGCGGCGGCGGGCTGGATCTTCGACTCCATGGTGGTGCTCTCCTCGGTTTGGGAGGTGCTGCGGGTGACGAAAACGCAGGGGTACGAGGCGCGCTCGGAACGGACGCCAGCTCCAGCGTCGGCGCCCACGGCCACGAAGCTGATCTCCAGCGGCTGCCAGTCGGTCGCGCGCATCACGGGGATCTTGTCGGCCGTCTCCTCGACCTTTTCGAGGCGGTAGACCCTATAGCCGACGCTCACCTGCTTGATGATCCCGTCTTGGACTTTCCGGAAAATCTTCTCCGCGTTGGGGTCGTCCTCAGCGCGTGCAAAGCGAAGGGTCGCGCGGCTGCTCGCGCCCACCGTCGCGGACTCGACGACGCCAATGACGCTGCTGAGGTCCCACGAGTTGTGGGAGTCGAGCACCGGGGAGGCGCCGCTCTGGAGCCGGTCCATCCGGACGTGCTTGGGGTCGAGCGAGAGCTCTTCCCAGTAGCGATCCCAGAAGCCACGAAGCACGCGCGCGCCCGTGGTCCAGATTACCTCCACGGTCCGCTTCTCGGCATCAAGGCTGCCGGGGCGGACCGCGCCGCGGAGCTCCAGCATCGGGAGCTCGTGCGTCGTCTCGCCGGCCGGGTCCGCTTGGATGGTTCCGCTCATGAGGACGGCAGGTTACGCAGCCTCGCGTCGAAAAGTAAACCTACTGATCCGCTGGCGGATCGTCCGCCGGGTCGGCCGGCTGCTTCTGGCCGCCGCCGCGCTCTTGCGTCAGCCCCGCGTCGCTGACGGCGGCGACGTCGATATCGAGCGTGATCCCGCGTGCGCGGATCCCCTTGATGTTCTTCTCGTACGCGTCCCAGTGCGCATCTGGATCAAGCCCCTGTTGCCGGACCATCTCGTCCGGGGTCATCGCGCCGATGCGCACGAGCCTCCGGAGCGCCGGACCCTCCTTGTCGGGCTCGATCATGGGCATCGGCGGCGGGGTCCATTCGGCGGTGGCGTCCGCGTCCTTCACCAGCCCAAGACCGGATCGCACGCCTGCGGGACGAGCATGTTCCAGCGCCAGTGGTGCACGTTGCGCCAGTGCGCGAGCCGGCCCATGCGCGCCGAGCTGAAGTTCACCTGCGAGTAGTCGCCGGTCATGTCCTCGTACGTCACCCCGAGCCCGGCGGCGATCCGACGCAGCGTCCGCTCGCTGAAGCCGTCGTCGCCGGCCGGTGGGGGCGTGCCGAACTGCACCGTCTTGCCGGGCGCGAGGTACTGGATCATCCCCGGCTCGAGCGACTCGACGAGCGGGTTGCCTGTCACCTCGTCCGGCCCGCCCATCGTCCCTGGCACGCCCTCAGGGTCGGTCACGAAAGCCGCGAAGCACGCCGCCACCTTCTGCTGCACGAGCCGCGCGTCCTCGTAGTCGTCGAAGTCCTTCAGGCGCACGATGGCGGGAGCGAACCACGACACGCCGCGCACCTGGCCAGGCCGACAGGACAGGAAGACGTGTGCGATCTCCGATGCGGAGATCCGCCGGCTGATGAAACCACCCGCGCCCACGCGCTGCGAGCCGGGGTGCTGGTCGAACAGCCAGTAGGCGGCGCGACGCCCGAGCTTGTCGAACTCCACCCCCTGCACGATGGTCCCGCCCGTGTCGGCGTTGATCACGCCGTCCTTCGAGGTGTCGAGGAAGTCGGGCTCGAGCACCTGAAGCTGCAGCGGCAGCGGCAGACCGTCTTCGAGCCGGCGCCGACGCCTCCGGATCAGCACCTCACCGGACACGACAACCGTCAGCAGCGCCAGCGCCTGGATGCCCGCGAACGTCAGCCGCCCGTCCGCGTCGCACGAGGTGCTGTTGGCCCACGCTTTCCACGCTTCCTGGGCGGCATCGTCGGGCGCGCCGCGTACCGCCTTCCCCTCCAGCCCCCAGCCCACCGTGTTCCCCACGATGGCGTTGCACCCGTTCACCGCCCACTCGTTGTTGCTCACGAGAGAGCGCGCGTGCTCGCGCAGCTTCCAGAGCGCGCCGTCTCGCATCGCGGCCACGTTCGCATCAGCCCCGGTCCGTCGCCAACCAGAGGTCCGCCTGCCGTCCGCCGCCGCCTCGTAGTGGCGAGCCAGCACCTCTGCGGCGACGCGCGCGCGCACCCGGCGCAGACCCCACTGCGGCGCCAGCGCGAGGATGGCGCGGTCGAGCGCGCCGAGCCCGTTCTTACCCACGGCCATTGGACCTGAACCCCTTGCTCGTCTGCGCCAGCCGGTAGGTGGGCGTGCTGGTCGCGCGCGCGAGGCTCGCCTCCATCGAGGCGAGAAGGGCGCGCATCTGATCCAAGCTCTGGTAGGTGACCGACCTGCGCGGCGGGCCGTCGAAGGTCACGCTGAGCACGCCGCTTGCGATGGCGGCCCGGAGCGCGTCGGCCTCGGCTTGGGTCCAGGTGGCCATTCAAGGCTCCCGTCTGAGCGCGGCGTCACACGCGCTCTTGTCGCGGCACTCGTAGCGGGTTCTCGACTTGATCACGACCATGTCCGTGATGGGCCTATGGCGCCCACAACGCGCGCAGTGCATGGCGCAGACCGCACGGCCCCACGCCACCCGGTTCTCTGGCGCCGGCTCCCAATCGCACAGGTCCGGATGTCCTGGCGTCCACCGCCGGCCGTCCGGAGCCGAGATCTCCAGCACGCCCTCCCACTCGCCGTAATCGTTTTGCGCAGTGACGCGCCACCCGCCAGGGAGCATGAAGACGACGGGGCCGAAGAAGCGCTCGCTCATCTCCTCGCCTACGGGCGTTGCGCGGTGCTCGCCGCGGACGCCTTCAAGCACAGCAAGCGCTTCGTCGTACTCGGCGGCGGTCATCGCGGCCATTCGGTCACCTCTTCCCAAGCCAGTTACCACGCCCGGCGCCGCCGAGCCAACCGCCCTTCCGTG